TAACATGAAAGTTACATATACCAATATGATGGATAAGTACATTAATGGAACGGACAAGGCAGTTGTTAAAAGGAATCTAAATTTTATTGAAGAGGATTTTAAAAAAGTAAATTATATCGGATTACCAAAACATGATTTATGTCTCTTTGACATACAACCTACTACTGAAGAAAACTTTGATTTCTTTTTTAGCGAAGCGATAAAAAGTTTAAATTTAGACGCAGTAGTAATATTCACTGGAATTAGTGAGATAACAACGGCTAATTTGTTATCAAATTACATAAAAAAACATATTAATGTTGAAAAAGAGTATATACACACCTCACAAAGCACTTTTGACGATACACAATTTTATAGCGGTATCTGGGCAATCAAGATGAAAAACTATGTGTGTGCAAATCAACCTAAAAAAACGGTAAAGAAAAATGTTGAAAAAAAGCGCAATAAGTCTGATTAGTTACGACTGGGAGTACCTCCCAGCAAGTATAGCGAGTTACTATGATTATGTAGATGAAATTGTTTTAGGATTAGATAAAAACAAAACAAGTTGGAGCGGTAATAAGTTCAAGATAAATGAAAACGATTTATTTCCAGCACTGAAAGAGATTGATAGAGATAACAAGATAAATGTAATTGAAGGTGATTTTTACAAAAGTAAGGTTGCAATTGAAAACGATAATTACGAAAGAAACTATCTTAAAAGTCAATGTTCGCATGATTGGATTTTTAGTTTTGATGCCGATGAAGTATTGCTTAATGCTCATGAGTTCTTTTCTAATTTTTTACCAATCACTGAAAGATATTATAAGAATCATGACTATTTGATGACATGGGCAACGCCTTTTAAAGAAATTGATGACAAGACACTTATAATTGCAGATGAAGATGGAACACCTTTTTTAACTGAGACCCAAGGCGTTATTACACATAAAAATAGCACATTTACATACGCTAGATGGACAGAAAATAGTAAGATTCCAGGAAAATTAATTACAACACCTCTAATTGCTTTGCACTATAGTCTTTGTAGAAAAAAAGATGATTTACACCAAAAAATACATAACATAGGACATAGTGATTTAGTAGAAAAAGACCCGTTTTTTGACTTATGGAATCAAGTTACTCTTGAAAACTATACTCAAGCACATAACTTTAAAACATCAGGAATGGGACCACAATGGCCTAGGCTAGTTGCTGTGCCAACAGAGGGTTTAAAAGACGTTTATTTAGCACACCAACACAAGGTATACAGATGAAAATAGAAATAATTGGAAAATTTTTTGATAACCACTCTTTGTCTATTATTAATAGAGAAATAGCAACAAGATTAAGCGATAAATTTGATGTGTATATAACACCAGTTGACCCTTTTTCAAATCAGGCTAAGATGCCAATTGATAAGTTAAAACAATTAAAAAACTTATCTGAAAAAGAGTTAAATGTTCCAGATATACAAGTTAGACATGTGTACCCACCAATATGGAATTGGCCTCTTGATAGAAAAACAAAGGTAGTATATATTCAACCATGGGAGTGGGAAAAAATACCTTTTGAATGGCAACATAAGTTTGAAACCTTTGCAGATGCTTTAATTGTCCCTAGTAATTGGGAAAAGGCTTTATTTTCGAAGGCAGGGTTAAATCCAAACAAACTATTCAGTGTGGCAAATGGGTATGATGATAAACTGTTTAATAAACTAAAAGGTAATGCTTTTGAAGGGGTTGACCCAGATAAGTTTAATTTTATCTATGTTGGTTGTAGTCAACACAGAAAAGGACTAGACATAGTGTTAAATGCTTGGAAAGACACATTTACAAGAGCAGACAAAGCTAGATTAATACTCAAAGACACACCTAAAATTTATGGTGCGAGTAACATTTTAAACGAGACCATTAGGATTCAATACACACATAATTGTGCTCCAATACATTATATTGATGATGATTTGTCAGCTGAACAAATGGCTGACCTATATAAGGCAAGTAAAGTAATTGTGCACCCATATCGAGCAGAGGGGTTCGGTATGCCTGTGCAAGAAGCATTAGCTTGTGGGTGTTTACCTATTGTTCCAAGCGGTGGACCAACAGACGAGTTTGTAGGAGAAGTTGCTTATAAAATACCTGTTGAACGAAAAACTTTTGATATACATGACCCAAAGTTCTTTGCGTTTAAACCAGGTGATGCAGGTACACATATGAACTCACATGCTTTTTATAATGAACCGCATTTAGATTCTTTTCAAAATCTAATGAGAAAAATTTACATGAACCATCAGAAAGAAAAAGAGTTTAAAAAAGTTAGAGAGCATGACTGCAAAAATACTTGGAGTAATGTGATACCAGAGTATGAAAAAGTTTTTGAAACTATACATAATTTTCCATCAACTCAAAGGGTTGACAAAACAGTTAAATAGTGTATACTTAAAATATGCACGATAAATTATCTGAAAAATTACTGAAGGATTTTCATGGAAACGCGCCTACAGTAAACAACACCTTAAAGGGTACGCTACCGAATCTTACTAAAAAAGCCAAGGTTTTTGTAGCACAACGATTGAAAGAAAATGAGTACTTTCGTTTTGGAATAAACGGAGGTGGTTGTAGTGGTTTTCAATATACAATGACTAACGATGCTACAATAAGTGAAAAGGATGTTCTCTTTTCAGAGTCACCTAGAGCAGTTGTTGACAAAGAAAGTCTAAATTATGTATGGGGAAGCACTATTGACTTATCAGGAGACAAATTTAGTGCTTCTCTCACAGTTGACAACCCATGTGCTAAAATGAGTTGTGGTTGTGGTACAAGTTTTAATTTTGACCCCAAGTTTCTTGAGGAGATGGAAAAGAAAGAAGCAAAACCACCAGTTGAAATAGATGGTCCATCAGGACTTGAACCAACTAGATATGGTGATTGGGAAAGAAAAGGAATTGCCTACGACTTTTAGTAGAATTATATATGGATATTGATATAGGAGAGGCTTTTGCAAAGCCAAATGGTAATATTGTTAAAATTACCCTTAACGAATTTAGAAGTAAACAGTATGTCCATATACGAGAATATGCTATGGATGGAGACACTGGCATGATTTATCCCACCAAAAGTGGATATGCAATACCTGCTGACGAAGTAAACTCTATTATACCCTTATTAGAGGAAGTTGCTAAAATAGTCAATAAACCCTATGTTAGCACTAAACAATTAGAAATAGATTTTGGAGGAATCAATGAGCGTAAAAGCGTGGAGTGACGAAGAAGAACAAAAACTGATAAGTATGTATCAGGACGAAGCAATTAAAGATGTTCACGAAATTGGAGAACATTTTGGCAAAGGTTATAGGAGTGTTATTAGTAAATTAGTTCAATTGAAGATTTATGAAAAACCTCAAGCAGATGAGGCTGAAAAAGGACAAACCGTAAAGGTGATGCTAAGAGAACTTGAACAGATGCTAGGCATACAAATTGAAGGCACAAACCTAAATAAAAAGGAAAACTTATCTCAATTGTTAAACTCAATTAAAGATAAGATAGCATGAAAAGACAAAGTTATTGGGACTTTATGTCTGACTTAGTTGATGACAACTGTTATGAAAGAACGTACAACGTAAATGGAGCACCACCTATGAAAATAAATGCCGATATGGTAAACCACCCTCCTCACTATAATAAAGGTATTGAAACCACAGAGTATATCAAAAGTTGGGATATGAACTGGTCTCAAGCTAACGTGATTAAATATGTTAGTAGATACAATCTAAAGCACGAGGACAAGAGAAAGCAACTTGAAGACCTTAGGAAAGCCAAGTGGTATTTAAATGATTTAATTTGCACAGTTGAAGAATCTGTGATAGACTAGTGGAAGAATTAGAAAAGAAGATTGACGAAATACAACAAAAACTTGACTTACTTGATGCAAAGCTAAGTAAACACATAGAATTAATTGAACGGGTTTATCAAGGATTACAAAATCCTATAAAAAAGATTAAAAATTGGTTCGATTGACCAAAATTTTTTATTTTGTTCATCAAATGTTAAGAAACTTTTTGGTATAATTATATTATCAAATGTGGTTCGCGGTCACGATTTGACAACCGACACATTTCATATTAACTTTTAACACAGGAGAAAATGAAATGGCATGGACTAAACCAACGATTACGGAAATTTCCGTAGGTCTCGAAATTAATTCATACGCTTGCGCGGAGAAGTAATTTTACAAAATGGCTTATAGTAAAGAACTTATAGACCATTATGAGAATCCACGAAACGTCGGAAGCCTCGATAAGAATGACCCTACAGTAGGTACGGGTCTAGTCGGGGCTCCTGCATGTGGAGACGTAATGAAACTACAAATCAAAGTAAATAACGAAGGCGTTATTGAAGACGCCAAGTTTAAGACTTTTGGTTGTGGGTCAGCTATTGCCTCAAGTAGTTTAATAACTGAGTGGGTTAGAGGAAAATCAGTAGATGATGCTGGTGAGATTAAAAACACTCAAATAGCAAAAGAATTAGCACTTCCACCCGTCAAAATACACTGTTCAGTGTTGGCAGAAGATGCAATAAAAGCAGCAATTACAGACTATAAACACAAGTGCGATTGTAAATAACTCTTCTCAAATTGTCAATTATTCTATATAATAATTTATAATAAGGAGAAAATATATGCAATCAACAAAACAAGTTATGGACTGGCATATCGAGGAAGTCTTGACCTGCGAAATTTTAAGACTTGACCCTGATAATGCTATGGTTAAAAAATTCTGTAATATGCAGAACCATCAAGGTGCTACAATCAGAAGAATAAGAGACCACTATGCAAAACATGGCACTTGGCCTGAGAGAACACCTGAAAGCCTTTGCTAATGAACTACCACGAGCTTAAATTAAAAGTTTTGCGTCTTAGTAAAGAATACTATGATGAGAGTAAACCCAGTGTCAGTGATGCTGAGTGGGATGCTCTATACACAAAACTTGAATCTGTTGAAAAGGCTCAAGGGTGGCGCGATGCTGACTCTCCCACACTCCGTGTGGGTGGTGCAGCAGGCAAGGTAAAACATCCTTACAAATTATACAGTTTACAAAAAGTTTATGACAAGTCTGAGATTAAACCAGACTTTGACCATATCACACCAAAAATAGATGGTACAAATCTAACTTTAATCTATAAAAGAGGTAAATTAAAGTTAGCTTTGACACGTGGTAATGGTGAGATGGGTGAAGATGTAACTCATTTAGCTAAATATATTCAACACGTTCCTAACAACATAAATTTAAATGACGATTG